TCATAAGTGCCTGTCAAACTCTAAAATCTGTTTGCCTATAAACTCACTAATTGCCGGGACAACTGCGTTTCCTAATCCGTGTGTGATTTCTTCAAGTGTTTTGTTGTCCAGCCGATTGGAAAGCCCATCATTTGTTCCATAATCGCAGGGGATTTCTGGATAGAAACGCCCAACATTTTCAATAAATAGAAAATTGAATGGGTGCTTTTGCTTTTCAATTGGCTTAAAGAAATTTTCAGAGAATACTTTGATTTGCGCCAATCTGAGGTTGTTAGGGTAGGCAACAATGAAAAGCCTTTTTCTCTCATGCGGATAATTGAAATCGGATGCTTGAAGACAAATCCACTCCGCATCAAACCCGATTCCGGCAAGGTTAGAGAGGATTTGTGGCAATCCTCTATTAACAAGATTTGATGAGTTTTCAATGAGTGCGTAGCGAGGTCGTAACTCGCATAAGATTCTGTAAAACTCTCTCCACAATCCGCTACGATTACCTTTAAGACCTTTGCCCTGCGAATTGTTGCGGCTGATGTCTTGGCATGGAAACCCTCCGCAAATAAGTTCGACTGTGTCAAGGTTGTGTTTTCCAACTGTGTTGACATCTGTATATTTCCTAGTGTTCGGAAAATGCGTTTCTAAAATTTGCTCTCGCGCAAAATCGTTTATTTCCACTTGCCAACGACATGACATTCCTGCGCGTTCAAGTCCTAAATCCATTCCGCCGAAGCCTGAAAAGAGCGAACCGAAAGTCATAAATAAAATAGGGAAAGGCGCGGGACGTTGTAGAGTTCGCGCAGTGTCTTCAAACGCAAACTATTCAAAGTTTGCATATAGACTTCGTTATTAAGATTTCGTGAAAGACCACCTAACTCTTTTTCAAGGGTCTTTGTTAATTCAGCATATTCTTTGCCTGACACGCTTGCCCCTATCGCGTCGTTTAGCTGTGATTCAAGATGTGATAATTCTTCCTCAAGTCGTTGTAAATCTTGGTGAATCTCAAACTCTTTGATGGCAGAGAACAACAACGGAACAACGAGTTCGATTGCCTCTCTAAGTTTGTCCGGCGCGGTTTCCTGAATTGCTTCAAGTTTCTTCATTCGCTCGGTTAATTGCCTAACAGTGATGTCGTTAAAAGCCTCTTCTTCTGCATCGCTGCTCACGTAGGTTTCGCTCTTTCCTACCTGCGATTCTGACCACGAGGCGAACTGCGCTTCAACCTCTTGAGTGCAATAACTCAAAGAGTTGATAAGACGTTTCGGTTTACCGTTCTCGTTCTCGTTGTAGTTTTTGAAAACTGTGTTAATCGAAGAAAGAACAACGTGAACCGGAATGCTCCGCTCTTGCCATGTTTGAACAAGAGCGAAGTCGGTTGTTTGTAAAAACAAATGCTTGCCGCGTGCGCGGACAAAGGCAGATTCAATGTCGCTAAAATAGGTGTCGCTCATTTTATCTCCTCTAGCTTCGCGTCTTTGATAACTGCAACCAATTTCTCTGCGTATTCATTCGGAAAAAACACCACGACAAATTTGCCTTTGTTTGAAGTTCCTGTGTCGTCTGGAGCATACGCTTGCCCAAGAACTATTCCTTTTTTGCCGCTGTAATATGCGTCATCAGCTAAATCAAAAATTGGTTGGAGTTGCGCTAACTGTTGTTCAGTTAAATCAATCGAGATTTTGTTGATTTTCTTTTTGTGCATAGTCATTACCTCTTTTTTGTTGGTTCAACATTATCAATAATGTCATCCCATTCATCCCATTCGTCTGCTGTATCTTTAATGTAATCGTTAATGTAATCGTCAATGTAATCGTCGCGTAGGATGTTTCTTGCAGTTTCATCTTTAGAGCGACGCATTAGTTTTTCGTGCCACCACCATTGCAAACGCCATTTGCGTTCTTGGTATGCCTCGCCCGCAAGATGGCGTGTGAGCCACCACAGCGCACGCCAACGACCTCCATGTATTGTTTCAAGAACAAACGCCAACGACCATGACAATACGATTGGCGGCGGATGCCCACTGATTAAGTTTGCCAACTGATTGGCGCGTCGTTGAACGTCGTTTTTTTGTCTTGGTGTCAGTGTCATGTCCTTATCCTCTAGTCTGCTTTTCTGAATGATTTGACTTGCGGCATTTCGGGGAGTTTGAGCATTGAATTCATCACTCGTTTTTCTTTCAACTTGAAAGCTTCAAGTAATGCCTCGTTTGTTAAGTTGCCGAGCGCGAGCGGGGTTTTTGCGAGACGGCAGATTCTATCGAGTGCCTTTTGTTCAAAAAGCAGTTCGATGTCTCCGCCGTTGGCTGAAAGCTTGTGGGACAAATAGTCCTGCGCGGATTTTTGCAGGGACGGCATTTGCAGAATTTTCACGCGCTCGGCAATCTCTCTGAATTTATAGTCACGCATGGTTGATTCAACAAATTTGGGCTGTCCCAACAGCACAATCCCAAGCAATCTTGAATAGCCGCCGTTGGTCAGTTCCCAAAAGTTTTTCAAGCTGGACAGAACTTTGTCATTGAGGCGATGGCATTCATCAAAGACCAGGCAAACGCGCACGTCTTCGTTATGCAGACTCGTTAAAAGGCTTTTGATTTTGCGGACGCGGGCGGCTGAATCTGCCGGGCATTTTGTTTCAAACTCTTCAAGGATGTAGCGAGCGATTGCGCCAACACTCACAACATTCATGTCAAAAAATTCAGGATATAAAAGACGGACTTCGTGTTTCGTATCTGATAGCTCACGAGCAACGCGAATCTTCAAACTTGTCTTGCCAGAGCCTACGGGTCCGATGACGGCGAGAAAGCGGCGATACAGCACAGCATCTTTCACACGATCTGCGAGTTTGTCTAGATCTGAATTTGTGAAAAGTTCGTCATCACTTGGAATTCTATCTACATCAAAAGGGTCTTGTTTCAAGCCAAAGAAGCGCACAGCTTCGGCGGGTAATTCACAACGGTTTGCAATCATTTCTCTTTCGCTCCTATCGGGAAATAGTTTGTTTAATTCTTTGTTGATGTCAGTGGCGTCAAAGCCACAGTTGTATAGGTAGCGTTCCAGCGCGTTTTCGATAAGCGGTAGCACACGCGGGAACGTAAAGCGCAGAAATTCGGGACGTATTTCATTATGCAAAATGCGACTCAAAGACGAGCGTGACAAATTCTTGCTGTTGCCGCAGAGTGTCTCTAAATGTCTGAGCGAAATTACGTGACGGTCACAAAACTTTGATAGCCTTGCGCCAAATTCTTGGGGCGATAAAATTTCATAGCTCATAGTGTTTTCTCACTTCGCTAAACGCAGACGCGATTGTTGAATCCCAAGCTTGAGCGCGTCTTCAATCTCAGACTTGGGTAAAACTTCGTCACGATTCGCAAACAGCGAATCAAGAAAATCTTTGCACTCTGCAATCTGCTTGAACTGCGATTCGTACTCGCGCACAGCATCCCAAAATCCAATCTTTGACGAATAGATTTCTTTCTCTCTTGGGTCCATGGGGGCGTGTTCGATGATTTGCGGCGTTACGTCCACAGTCGGTTTCGGAAACTGAATTGTGTTTGTTTTTTCAACAACTACATCGCTGTCGAAGTATGGAATAGGCGCGGGCATAATCCCTTGCTGTTTACGCTCGCGCTCTTGTTTCGCATTCTCTTTTGCAAACTGTTTGAGTTCTTTCCGGTTGCGTTCTCCACGCGAAAACGCAGTTGATTTGAAGTCGCCAGCGACATCAGAAACGGCAAGCGATTTCTGAATGTCATATTCGTTCAAATCAAAATCAATGAAAGTGTAAAACTCTGTGTCATCGGCAAAGATTACTTTGAGTTTTTTCTTTGTGATTGCTTGGCGCGGCAACAAATCTTGAAAGACTTGGTCAGTCGGTAATTGATAAGTTTTGCCTTTAAGTTCAAAGGTCAAATCACCTTTCAACGTGATGTCAAACGAGTCAGCCAGAAACGCTGATTTCAAGATTTGATAATCAACCATGCGGACTGTGTGTAGCTTTGATTGCCAGCGAGCCATAGGTGTTTCGCCAGTTGTCCGGTGTCGTGTGCTGTTATAGCGGGTGTCTGTGTTGCGGGCGAAAGTTTGCAAGTCTTCAAGCGTAAGTATTCGTCCTTCGTCAAGAAACAATCCTATAAGCTTTTCTACTGCCTCGCTGTTTTGGTGCTGACGCTCAATCTTTCCTGTTGCGCGAGCATTGCCGGGCAAGTGGTGAAAAACATTGTAGCCTCCAATCTCTGAAAGTGCTTTATCAATTACCTTTGTCGCGTCTGCATTGCGTCCAAATTTGATGATTGAATCGTTGTCTGTGTAGAGATTAAGAGGAACACCGATTTCAGAATATGCTTGAAGTAGGAAGTCAATTACATGGCTTGAATTCGCCTTATCAACCGCGTAGTAGCGTGTGAAAACGCGCCGCGAAAAATCATCAATAAGTTTGAATCGCCAGACCTTGACGCGAGTGGCTTTTGTGTTCGGGTGGTTTTCCGAAACTTCCAACTCAGAGACTGTCAAAATCTTTCTTGTTTTTAGGTCGTACCATCGTTGTTTTGACCCTGAAATATCGAATTGAAAAAGTTCGCCAGGCGCAGAGGCTTCAAATGTGCGGTGTGGAGTTTGCGGATTGCGACGAGCCTTTTTATTCAAATCATGTTCGCGCATATAACGCTGAAACGTCGGCAGTTCGACAGGGATTTGCAGACCTCGTTGACGGGCAGTTTCAAAAGCGTCTGCTGGTGTAATGTCATAAGTGACGACCCAAGAAGCCATTTGTTTTAGAACATCATCGCTCATTAAATCAGCAATCCGTTTGCCTTTGTCTGCGCGTGGTTTTCGTTTGGGTCGAAGGTCTTTTGTTATTTCGTAGATTCGGGAAATTGAAATGTTGAAAAGTTTTGCCAGACGTTCAGCCTCTGCGCTGGCAGCTGTTCCGTTGAGTCCACGCATAGACTCACGGATTTCTTTGATGGTATTCTCGCCAAGTATTCTCATCGGATTTTCCATTGCGATTAGAAAAAAGGCAGATGCGTAGGCTGAAATCGCATCTGCCTTTTGGTTTGTTAATATGGGTTGGTTGCCCGGTCTAAACCACGAAGTGTGTTGAGCCATTGCGACATTTGCACTTCGCTCAAATCTTTGCTTGTTTGAACATTCGGGAAAATGTTTCGCATTAAGCGATACCATTTCAACTTGTCTAATTGCGGGACGCCCGGATGCTTGATGATGTAGCCGAGTTTTTGCCCTATCGCATGAGCCTCTGAATTCATCTTCTGCCAAGTGTTTTCATAACCTATTTCAAGTTCTGGTTGTTCTCCGTTTTTGCTTTTGTTGTACGCTTTAACAGGGTCGAATCCAGCGGCGCGAAGTGCGCCACGAAGTGCGCGAGCGCGAACTAGAGAAACCGCTTCACGAAAGTCCAAAATCTTGCTCCCGTCCGGTTTAATATCTCCAACTAAAACAGTGTCAAAACTTCTGCGAATATGACCGCTTTCAAGCATCACGGATGCCTGAGCCGTAATCAGACCATCTTTGTTTGTTTCAATAGCTTCGACTGAAATATCAGGGAAAGTTCCAAGTGCGTTTGCAAGCACGCAAAGAGCCTCGTAATCAAAGAACAAATCACCTTGTTTTGTGACAAAGATTTGTTCAGGTTGCAGGTCAAATTCTCTACATAATTCTTCAATCAATGTTGTCTTAGAATGTAACCTTGTTAGTTCGTTACCCATGATGACCGAGTTATTTTTTAGCTCGGTTATTTGTGTTGCTGGTGTCATTGTTTCTCCTTTTTAATAACGATGGTGTTGTCCCATCGGTCTTGCGCTTTTAGGCGTTCGCTATGAGTGACAATAAGAATTGTCTGCAAAAACTGAATTGCTGAACTCAATTTCGTATATGGGTCTGGCGACTCTAGGGCTTCGCTGACAATTGCGATTGCGTCATCAGTCAGTTCATTGATTCTGTCGTCTATCATGTCCATCTCCTTAGTCCATCAATTCGGCTAGTTCGTCGTCATCCAGCGACGGCAAAACTTCCGGCAAATCTTTTTTCTTGCGTTTGTTATTTGCGCTCGTTGTTGCGCGGTTGTAGGCAGACGAAAGCTTTTCCATCTGCGCGGCTATGGTTTCAAAAGTGCGTGGAGCTAGTTGTTGTTTTTCTTCGTCTGACAGTTCTTCTGCCTCTTGTGCAAGAAGGTTGAATGCGCCAATTAAATTTAAGTGTGCGATTGAGTGCGGGTGCTGTGAATTGTCACCAAGCGGCGAGTTTTTCAAGGTATCAATCTTTTGTTTCAGTTTATTGTTTTCTTCGTCGCCCTTTTCAACTTTCTTTCTTAGTTTTTCTAATTCCTTTGCAGTTTGTGATTGTTTTTGTGCGAGTGTTTGAATTGTCTGTTTGATAAAATTGCGGTCAGATAATGAAGTGCGTTCATCGCCTATAACAATCTCGTCGCCTTCGATTTGAATTGAGCCGTCGCCCAACAACTTGCGGGCAGACATCGGAATCTTGAGTGCGTTCAGAGCGTCGTAAAGTTCGTCGCCTTCGCGGTTGAGCGCATCACGACGGTCATAGTATTGGCGTTTTGACATGGGAGAGTTTTCGTAGCCATCAAGAAAATCATCAAAGCGAGTGAATCCATAAGATTCATACCCTTTTTCGGATTGGAATTGCTCAAGTCCACGAATAACTTGTGAGCCTAAATGTTTGTGCAGATTATCCATTGCGCGAAGTGCGCCAATCATCTCTGCGCCTCGCATTCCTTCTTTAGTTAGCACTGCCGATATGCGTTTGTCGTCAACAATTTTTTCGAGTTCTTGCCGCTTGCTTTCGGCAGCTTGCTCGATAGGATTCTTTTTCATGTTTGCCTCGTTAAAATTCACAATTTGTGAATCCTGTTTTGAAAAATCTTAGGAAAATTGCATTTTCCGTTCTAAGAGTTCACAAATTTGTGAATTCTTAAATTGTGTTTTCAAGCGTTTCCTCGTAGGTACGCGAGAAACGCATTAGCTGTGTTGTCACTGTCCAGCGTCCGTCCTCAAGCTGTTTTGCCCATCCAATTTCTTCCCAAGTTTGCAGTGCGCGAAAGCAGTAATTTGCATTGAAACCTGTGCGCTCAGAGACTCGTTTTAGAGTTACAGGCTCAAACTCTAGTCCGCGTAATGCTTCAAGAACTTTTGCGTGTTTTAAGACTCCATTGTTTGAGTAACGATTTTGTTTCATTCGCAGACCTCTGCAATCTCGTTGGCAATCTGTACAGCGAAATCCATCTTTGTTTGACCTGATAGTTCTGGAAAATTGTGGCGTTCAACTCTGTGAATAGTTGTCAGGCGTGTGATAGCCGCTTGCCGGGCTTCGCGTCGCCACTCTCTGAAATCGGTTTCTGTTGTGATTATCCAATGTCCGAATGGTTCATGTTTGCGTGAGCCGATTGGTAGCAACCATTCGTTTTGCAACCTTGCAAGGTTAGATTTTGTTTGACGCTCTGTTGATTTTAACCAAGTGTCTAAATACTCACGCTTCACAGGCTTGTCGCTTGTAAATGGAGTCAGTGTTTGAGCTAAGAAGAAAAGCGACTTGTCAATCTCTTTGCCACGCTGTTGAAGGTCAAGGACTACGCTTTGAAACTTACGTGATGCATCAGAGAAAAACAGCGAGCTATAACAGTTTGGGCAATGTGAAATTACTCCAAGTGTGTGATGGTGATTAACTAAACCACTATCAAAACAGTCATAACATTTTGGCGAAATATGATATGCAAATTCGGGGACGTTATTCATGCAACCTCCTTTGGTTCTTGCTTGTTGCGAGCGAGCATTGCTTTCATTGGCTCAATAACTTTTTGTGCCTCTTTGGTTGTTGTAGGAATTTGCTTTTTGATTTGGCGAAGGCAGAAGTTTTTCAAAGTCTCGTCATTCCAACCAAGCTTTGCGGAAACGTCGCGCATGAGTTTTAATTGCTTGCCTGTTTCAAGTTGGACCACACCCGTTTTTTGTCTGCGATATTGAATCGTCCGGCGTGGCGTTCCGGCTTTGTCTGCGTAAAACGGCGAGCCGCCAAGACGTGCGATAACGGCGTCAGCTTCTTTCTTATTCAGAGCGCGAATCGAATCCTTGCCCGTCACATCTGCGACAAGTTCATGCAAAGATTCGTGGTCAAATCTCCACTTGCGAGCCAAGCCCCATATCGCTTGAACTTGCTTCTGTGATTTGTTGCCGATTGCTGTTTGTGCGGGTTGAAGTTGTCCACAATGTTTTGAGTTCATTGAATCCTCCTATTCGCGTTCGTTTTCCAATTCAGAGTCAGAGCGATTCGATACATGAACTTTCCGGCGATGCGTGAAAACTCTTCGTCTGTTGACGTTCGCACGCGCTCGCACAGAGTGGTTAATTTTGCGTCCAACCACGCTGGCGATTGATGCGACAAAACTGCAATGCTCGTGAAACCGTACTCGAAAATCTCAAGAGTCGTTTTCAGATAACTCTGAATGTCACGGGGCTGATTTTGTGTCGTTGAATTGTCTGTCATTTGTTCAAAGCCTCCTGTTGTTCAAGGTCTTTTAGGCGGGCGGTCAACGCGGCGATTGCCTGATTGATTTCTTTCTTTTGTTCAGGGATTGGGCGATGTTCAAGAATGGCTTGTGGGACATCGTTTAACTCTTTGTTGAGTTGTGCGATTGTGAACGCGGGAACTGCGCCGAGTGCGTTTTCACAGACAGAATTAAAGTGTGCCTGAATCTCAAGTAAGCCTGTCGGATTGTGTCTGCCGATTGCGGTAACAAGCCGACATAATTCTTGATAGCGATGCTCTTCGCTTATGATTTTATACATCCGGGTCAACGTGACTTGATAATCGTTATTAGCAAGCAGTTTCACGCACGGATAAGCGGCTTCTGCAATAATGTCGTTTGGGTCTCTCATATCGTTTTCAATCTGTCGTGTTGAAAATCCTGCTGAAATTCAACTTTCAATTTTGGGTAAAATTTTTTAGTTTATGCGGCGCGGCGTGCGCGGAGTTCTAGGAAACGGTTGAAAGAATCGGCGTAGATATGCCACGTTCGCCCATCGTTGAAACCGTCCAGGGTTTGTCGTTTTATAAGATTGATAATTTGCTGACGCGAAACAGGCGGAATCATCAAGCCGCATTCGGTCAACCGTCCAAGCGCGTAAGTGACAGTCATAGACTGACGGGTTTTATCAAATGTGTCTGCACATTCGGGAAAGTCGAATCTGAATTGGGCATCATGTTGATTTTTGAGATTACGGGTTTGCAGTTCGCGCTCCATCCGATTGAACTCGTTGATGTAGCGAATCTTCCAAACTTGCGCTTTTGCGCCAGTGAAGCCCATTGCGACAATGGCAAATCCGTCGCGGGTCATGTTGTAAATTTTACGGGTTTCACCTTTGCGGTCTGTGTAGTTTGACTCGTCAAAATTGACGAGTGAAAATTCTTTGATGATTTCAAGGTCGGTAGGCTCAACGCCACGCTTTTTCGATGCGTTTAAGGTGTTCTCAATCGCTTCTATGACGTGAAAGTGATGTTTGCTAAAAGTTTTGGCTATGTCTAAAGAACTCGCGTAAACATGACCTTCAATAACTTTTAATTTAGGACTGTCTGACATGGTTATTTTCCTTTCGCTGTTTAAGCTACTTTTTTCAGTTGTTGATTTGAAGGGCGGGGAATGGCAACGCCGAAACGGGTTTTCAACCGCTTTGCCAGCGCGGGGTAATAACGATGCCCGTGTATCATTTGCGAAATCATCACGCGGATTGCTTGTTCTGATTGATTGTCACGGCAAAGTTTTTTAGCTATTCCCTGAATAGTTAAATCTTTTTCTATTAGGTAAATCTTGACTTGCTTTGGGTTCATTGTTAGTTTCCTTTTGAAATTTGCTTACAGGTGAAAGCTATGGAAAAAGAACAAGATGATTTTATTGCGCTGTCTTATGCAGGCGAATCTGGCTCAACAATGTGCAATTCTCGCCCACTTAAAGGGGAGTGATTTGCAGACAGAAATAAAATATGCTTCGGCTCTAGTTGAGCAATTATTTGCTCAAGATTTGAAAGAGTCTGACAAAGTTGATTTATCTGACTTAGCAAATCTGGCTGATTGGGAAAATTAGCTGGTTCTAATTCAATCATTTTGTTTCTTTTTTTTATAAATCGTTACATCGGTAAGCTACAACGTAATAAATAATACTCTGTATTAAAAATGTCAACGGTAGAATTGAATTTTATAGGCGAAAGAGTTCAGTACGCTCGTAAACTGCTTAATCTCACTACTAAAGAGTTAGGGGAGCGGGTCGGGCAAAGTCAGGGGCAAATCTCACATATTGAGAATGGCAGAAGAACGCCAAACACTTTATTAATTCAGGCATTGGCACAGGAGCTGGGCGTTAGAGAAGAATGGCTCATTGGAGGTGAAGAACCAATTTATCCTGAACTTATAAATCTAAATGATGAAGATATTGCTACAAAATATGTAGATGAAAGCCTTAATGCCTCACAGTACAATGTTGATGTTGACCAATATCAGGAGTTAGTTGCCTTTGCTATTGAATCACTTGGTAAGTTGCGTAAAGATTTGAACCATTTATTAATTCCAGACCAAAAACAAAAGAGTAAGAGCGGTGAAAATGTAATTAAGTTCCGTACTAATAGCGGTGATATGTTAATTGGCAGTCATAGCCAAAAGATAATTACGCAAAAACATACAACACGAACCATTAACAAACCTCCTGATGGAAGTATTACAGAACAGCAAGCTAGACAAATCCAAGAACTATTGGTTCGCATTGGTAGTTTAGAAACGATTCGCATGGGAAACAATGCTTATGGTGTCGTTATGAATCAATTCAAACAAAGATATGAAATTACCTCATACAAAAATTTGTCAATCGAAAAGTTCGAGGAAGCATTAGATTACCTACTAAAAAGAGAGAAGATTGCAGAAAAGAATGCAATACAAAAAGGTGTAAACCCTGTTTCACGGAATGAATATATTAGACGGATTCAAACTATTTGTCGCAAAGAATTAAATTGGAATGACGTTGATAGGAAGCGAGAAATTTTCAATAGGTTTAAGAAAATTTCTTTAAGTGATTTAGATATGTACGAACTCGAAAACTTTTATAAATTCGTCTTGGGTAAGAAATCTAAGAAGAAATGAAGGTGTATTGATGTGAAATGTCATTTTTGCCAGAATGAAAATGCGGACTCTGCAAACTTTTGTGGAATATGCGGAAAACTGATGATAAAGCCGATTGGCAATGAACATTCAAAATGCCCGTATTGCAATTTCGTATTAGCAAAAAGACCACAAGCAAAGACGAAATGCACAAACTGTAAAAATCCTATTTATTCCCGTATCCGTCCTTTCGATGAACAGAAAGTTCTATTGACTGAAAACGACGCAGAGCAAGTTGAAATTCAATGGGCAACAATAAACGGAATTTTAGAAAACTATTTGAAAGAAAAACAAGACAAAGAATCTATTCGTCAATATCTACGTAAAAAGCTTGGGCGCGAACCTCTAAAAAAAGAGATTCAGACGGAGTATCTGAAATACATTTTACCTGAAAGAAGAAGGGCGATTTTAGAATTGTATCGGCAAAACAGGGATATTATTATTGGCGTACAAATTTTAGCGGCAAAAGCTAGTGCTTGCGAGAATTGTTTGAAACATAACAGAGAGATATACAGTTTAGATAATGTGCCGGATTTGCCTATTGATAAATGTACAAGTCATTACGGTTATTGCCGATGCACTTACATCTCCGTTTTGAAAAGATCGAAGAAATAGAAAGAAAAGCTATGAGATAGATTTGTTATTAAGAACACTCAAGCAGCGATTTGTTCAGGCTGTAAGCTTCTGACCCACTTTTTGAAACTGTCTTCATAAACAATATAACCATAGTTTGTGAGTTTGCCTTCTAGTCTTCCGTCTTCGACTAATTCGATTAAATTAGCACGGCTCGGAATAGGATTGATGATGCGATGACGACGCAAGATTTGCTCAATCTCGCTGAGTCTCAATGCCGGACGGGGGGCAAAACCAAAATCATATTGAAGCATATCGGGGCAACCTCACTTTCAGGCACACATTAACCCAAGTTATTTATTTTTGGAATAGCCTTCCTTAAAAATCATTCAAATCAGCAAAATCTTAGAAAGCAAAAAAACTACTGTTCAGCAACGAACATTGGGGCGTTAGTGTCAGCGATTATGAAGCCAACCCGCAAGTCAATCGCAGAGAAGCTAAACGAATGGTCAATGCTGAACGCGAAGCTGTCAAAGCTTAAACAAGCCCAACTGAAAGACCTTCAACCGCTCAAAGAAGAATACGACGCCCGTTGCACTCCAATTATTGAAAAACATCAATCAAAAATATCGCCTGTCATGGCAGAGATGAACGCGATAGAAGATGAAATTTCTAAAGCGTTGTTGTCTGTCGTTGATGATGAAGGTGTGCCGAAAATGCGCCTCGTTGAAGGGGATACGGCAAGTGCGGCAGTGTCAATCAATTCAGTCAGAGAGTGTGATGCGAAAGTCTTTTTTGATTCGGTTTCGCAAAGCGCGAAGGATAAAAAGTTTTGGGATTGTTTCAAAGTTCAAATCGGCAAAGCTGAAAAGTTTTTGGGAGATAAGTTGAACGAAATCTCAAAGCTAAAACAGACGTTCAAAGTAACGATTACAGGCAAATAGAGCTTCGATTTTCAGATGGATGGACTGAGGTTAAATAGAGAGAAGTTTTACAGCGCATATCGTGAGCGATTCGGAGAGATTAAATCTCAACGCACGGTTGATGGCTTGAACTATATTCTTGACCGTTTTGACACAGAAACGCGGTTAAAGAATATTCCGCAATTCTCTTACATCTTAGCGACAGCAAAGCATGAGTCAGGCAAACGGGTTAATCGTGTTTGGACTGAATTTCAGCCTGTAAAAGAAACACGCGAACTTGCAGGGTCGCCACGCAGAGCTAATCAAGACCGGTATTGGTTCACGGGTTACTACGGACGCGGATTAGTGCAGACGACATGGGAAGATAACTATCTCACTGTTGGCAATGCGTGTGGTGTCGGTGATTTGTTTGTTAAAGAGCCAGCTTTATTGCTTGAGCCAAAGTGGGCTTATGAAGCTCTACTTATCGGCATGACGAAAGGTTTGTATCGCAAAGATGAAAACGACAAACCTCACACTCTTGACAGGTACATCAATGACCATGCAAGCGATTTCTACAACGCACGCGAAATCGTGAACGGTGATAAGCGCAAGAAGGGACGAAAGATTGCCGAAACAGCAACACACTTTGAAAGCATTATCAATTTCAGTTTGGAGAATGACGATGAAGATTTTTCGGCTGGCAATGATAGCGTGGACGGTTTTCGAGGGTATTCAGAAACTACGGGAAATCAACAAACGAAGACAATCAAGACAGAGCAGGAAATCTCAACCGAACAAAAGCCGTTAGGCGATTCGCCGGACGCGCCTGCCACTCAGGTCGGACCAACCGGAGTCAAGCGTTGGTATGGCGAGATTTTTGGAACTCTGATAGCTGGTGGCACTGGTGTCTGGGCTTTTCTTACAAGTGAAAAAGGAATGCTCTTACTGGCTTTTGTGTTTGGCATGGCAACCATTCTCGCAGTTGTCTTTAGAAACACGATTGATGAAGTAGTGAGAAAATTTATCGCTAGTGACCCAAATCGCAAAAACGTCAAGTGACAAGTTTACAGAGTCAAATCTGTAAAGCGCAGACATTGAGAACGGTGATTAAAAAATCCGTTGCGGGGGCTGACTCAATGTCTGCAAACAAACTTAGCCCCATGAGGTGAATATGATTCGAAGTCAAAACTTAACAGTTAAATGTAAAGCGTTGCTGTCTGTGATGATGGCGTTAATGTTGATGATAACAGTTGCGTTTTCAACCGCGTGTGAGCAGAAGACAATGGAACAATGGGCTGAGAATGCTTTGAGTGAGACTGCTGCTTTGATTCCTTTGCTGGACAATGCGGGAAATGTAATCGCATTTCAAGGACAACTTTCTGCCTTTATCGAACACGCAAAAGTGGCGAAGACAACGAAAGAAAGAGCCACGTTGATAATTGAATTCTCAGAGGTTGTAGCAACTTTTCAAACATCAGTCGCGCCACTTGTACCACCTGAATCCGATGTCGGACGGAGGCTTGAAAAAATAAACGCGAACTTGAAAAACATAGCCCGAAAAGTTTCATGTTTAATTTCACGTTCGCGGGATTCTCCCGATTTGCAAAGGCAAGATTTCACTGATGCCGCAAATGTCATTGAGTCTTACGCTGAAGCTAAATCAAGATAAGCGAAATGCAATGAATCGGAAAGGTAATTAAAAACAATTGCTGTTTGATTCATTGCATCTTTTACCCATGAACACAATAGCAATAAGACCAATGACGATAGAACATATTTTTCAAATCGCCTTAGCCGTGTTTGGTACTGCAATAGCGACGTGGGTTTTGTCATCGTTCACTAAAGCCTCCAAAAAAGATTTAGACGAGGCTTATAAGGAATTTGAGCGACAGACACAACAAGTCAAAGAGCAAATTGCGGAATTTGAACGGCGTGTTGTGAATCCTTTAGTGATACGATTGGAGCGCGTAGAATTGCGCTCGGAAGGTTACGTAACCCGCGCAGAATTAAAGGAATCAATACACGATTTGAAAGAACTCATCAATGCAGGACAAGAAAGAATCAAGGGTGATTTGAAAACACTCTTTTTTGAAGTTCGCAAACGTCAGGTAGTTGATGATGATGGAAGTTGACTATGCCGTTAAAACGTCCGCCAGAATGTATTGAAGATGCGTTTCAGCTTTATCTGCAATACAACGGTCAACACTTTGACTTGATTGAGAAAGAGATGCAAGCCAAAGGTTGGGCTGGTTGGCGTAAACAGATTCTATTTTCCCGGAAACTTAAAAACGGCGATATTCAAGAGGGTTGGATTGCAAAGTACGGATGGGAAAAAGCACTTCAACTACACATTGCTAACAAGCTACGCACGAATGCGACAAATGCGGCTGAAAGTCTTTTCCTGGACATCAAACAGAAACGCGAAACAATCAGCACAAAATTAGACGCGGACGGTTGTAACAACAAAGACCTTGTTTATCAGCACAGAGATTACTGCAAACTTGAAATTGACGCGCTGATGAAATTGGAATCGGCACGAGAAAATATAGAGGGTTTTGCGGCTTTCTTTGACAGGCTGTTGGAATGGTTGCCTTCACTGTCTGACAATGCAACTAAAGAATTAATCAAGATTCACGAGCCGCTCTTTGAAAAAGCGCGAGCGCATTATGCCAACGTCAATTCTAAAGAGAGTTAAAAAAGAGCAAGAAGCAGAAGAGCGCGTTCGTTCTGCCGTTCGCCGTACGGAAGAACGTCTCGGCATCAGCAAAAAAGACGCTGCCGATTTTCTTTCATGGTGTAAAGAGCGTTCACCAAATTTTACTTGGGACTGGACATATCAAAAATTCATTGGCAAACAACTTCAACGAATCACAGACAAAGAGACTGACCGGTTGATGTTGTTCGCGCCGCCACGTCACGGCAAATCCACAATCGTTACTGTGTTCTATGCTGCGTGGCGGTTGGAGCGAAACCCGAAACTTAGAATAGTCATAGGTTGTTACGGGAAAAAACTCGCAAACAAATTCTCACGGGAAATTAAACGATTGCTTGCCGGGCGCGTCGCTCTGTCAAAAGAAAAGAACGCTACAGAAGAATGGGAAACCATAGACGGCGGCGGCGTGTTGGCTGTGTCGCGTGGCAGTGGCGTTGTCGGATACGGCGCGGATTTGATTTTGGTTGACGACTCAATCAAAAACAGAATGGAAGCCGAAAGCGATACTCACAGAGATAACGTCAAAGAATGGTTTGATGCTGCACTCTACACAAGGCAAGAACCGGGTTGTGCAATCGTAATGATGAACACACGCTGGCACACACACGATTTATCAGGGCAACTCTTAGAAGAGCAAGAAGAAGGCGGCGACACTTGGGAGATTGTTTCACTGCCTGCATTAGCAGAAGAGAATGACCCGCTCGGTCGCGCAGTCGGTGAAGCTCTTTGCCCTGAGCGTTTTAATTCTGAACAGCTCGCACGAATCAAAGCAAAGCAAGTGCCTTACGAATGGTCAAGTCAGTATCAACAACAACCTGTGCCAAACGAAGGTGCAGTCTTTAAGCTTGATTGGTTCAAAGATTCGATTCGTGACAAAGCACCGGACGGATTGCGTTGGGTTCGGTATTGGGATTTGGCGGCATCAATTAAGACAACGGCTGATTACACAGCTTGTGTGGCGATTGCATTTGACGCGGAAGGAAATCTTTGGATTCGTGACATGGTTCATGGTCGTTGGGAGTGGCCCGATGCAAGGCGCGAGATGATTAAGACAATGCGTAGTCCAAATGAAAAGCGAACGCGGCACGGAGTTGAAAAAGCATTGCACGGTATAGCGGCTGTACAAGAACTTTTGCGAGAGCCTGCGGTTCGTCACATTCCGATTCAAAGTGTGCCTGTGACAATAGACAAACTCTCACGCGCTTTGTCATGGTCATCAAGAGCGTCAGAGGGAAAAGTCAGAATAGTGCGCGGGGCTTGGGTTCAAGGATTCCTGAAAGAAGCCTGTTTGTTTACAGGCAAGGGCGACACACACGATGACCAGGTTGATACGGTGTCAGGTGGAGTTTTGATGTTGTCAAAACGAAGCGGAAAACTGCTGACATTCTAAAAAAGCAAAATCGCCGTTCTATCGCCCGCATTTAAGAACAAGGCTAAATAGAGCGCATAGAGTTTCATTAACGCCACAGGGACAGCGTGGGACGGTAAAAATGCCTATTGCAGCAATGGGCAACAATTAAAAAATGAACGAGAACAACGACATCAAGCGAGCAATAGAGAATTTCAGTACGAATCAACCGCGCTATGTAAAGAGCGAGAACTATTACAAAGGCAATCACACTCTTACTTTTGCTACGGAAAAATTCAAGAACGCTTTCGGCTCGTTGTTCAGAGAGTTTGCTGACAATCTTTGTCCGCCTGTCGTTGATGCCGTCAAAGACAAACTCACGATAACGGGATTTCAGGTCGAAGAGGGAGAAACGGATTCAGCAACTAAAGCGTGGAAAATCTGGCAGAACAACCGCATGGGGAAACGTGCAGGGGAGATTCACAAAGAAGCAATTAAGAACGGCGACTCATACGCAATTGTGTGGACTGACCCAGCTGGCAAAGTAACAATCTATCCACAAAAGGCGGCAACTTGCACTGTCTTTTACGATGCAGAAACGCCGGGCAAAATTCTATATGCCGCTAAGTGCTGGCAGAGAATAGACAAAAAGCTTCGGCTAAATCTTTATTACAGCGACAGGATTGAAAAATATATTTCGCGTAGCGTGGGCGCAATGCTCAACGAAAAAGATTTAATCCCGTTTACTGATGACGGAGAGGCTATAATTACGAATCCTTTTGACGTTGTTCCTGTGTTCCATTTTGCCAACAATTCGGACATTGGCTCGTTCGGTTGTTCCGAATTAGACCAGGCAATGCCGATTCAGGATGCTTTGAATAAGAGCGTACTTGATATGTTGGTTGCGGCTGAATTTGCTTCGTATCGTCAACGGTATGCAACCGGAGTAGATGTTGAGTATGACGCGGACGGCAAGCCGAAAGCACCCTTCATGGCTGGCGTTGAGCGTTTATGGGTGACTGAAAACCCGGAGGTTAAGTTCGGAGATTTTGAAGCTACGGAATTAAAACAATTTCTTAATGTGCAACAATCATTCAGAATTGAGATGGCTACGGTCACAGGCACGCCGCTCTATTATTTCGCGCTCGCAGAAGCCAAGTATCCGTCCGGCGAAGCGTTGTCAAAATCAGAAACACGCTTCATCTCGAAAGTAAAAGACAGACAAGAATCGTTCGGGCAAGTGTGGGAAGATTTGATGTCATTTGCATTGCTGTTAGAAGGCAATGCTAAGGCGTCACAACTTTTCGTTGAATGGACAGACCCAGCCGCATTGTCTCAAAAAGAATTGCTTGAAACGCTCGTTCTGAAAAAGGCTGTCGGAGTCCCGGAAGAACAGCTTTGGATTGAAGCGGGCTATGGCGAAAAGGACATTGAGCGCATGAAAGAGTTGAAGAAAGCGACAGCGGAGGCAGTTGTTAATGCGTTTAATGCGGGCGAAACGGATGAAGAGTAGTTCTGAGTTCTAAGTTCTGAGTTCTGAGTTCAAAACAAATCCGCAATCTGCAATCCGCAATAGGTTATGTCAGTCCTTGATGATTATCTCAAAAAACACCGTGCAAGTATTATAAAGCGAGAAGAACAAACTTTTCGTGACATTCTCAAGGCATATCGTTCAATCGAAAAAGAGTTACAAAAATCTTACCTTAAATTTCAGAAACAGATAGAAGAGGCAATTAAAGATGGAAAAGAGATTTCGCCGTCGTGGATTTTTCAAAAGCAACGTCTGGCGTCTTTGCTTGAGGATGTCGAAAAAGAAGTGGTGAAATTTGGCGGCAAAATAATTCCTGTCATTGAACGCGAACAAGCAACTGCAATAGATTTAGCTATCACTCAAGCAAAAGAGATTTCAAAACTGCAAGGCGCAAAACTCAACATCGGTGCAAGTTTGCCAAAACGTGCGATTGAAAACGCAGTTGGTTTCATGGGCGACGGCTCGCCACTTATTGAGTATTTTGAACAGACGCTGGCTCCGGTTGTTATTGATAAAATTCAAGAGGAAGTTATAAAAGCAGTTGCACTAGGAACTGATTTTAAGAGCATAGCAAAACGCCTTCAAGACACGGGCGGCATCACTAAAAGCCGTGCTTTGTCAGTCGCACGAACGGAAGTCAACCGCGTTCGCAGAGATACGACGCGGGAAATTTTCAAAGAGAACAACATAAAACAATGGGAATGGGTTGCTTCCAAATCTGCGCGGACTTGTCCTTTATGTTTGTCTATGGACGGCAAGCGATTTCCGATTGATGAACCTTTTCCTCAACATATCAATTGCAGATGCACAATGATTAGCGTCATGCCCGGACGCGAGTTGAAACGCAACTTGGGGCGTGATTGGTTTGAACGTCAAGACGACGCCACAAAAGAAAAGATTTTAGGCAAAGAGGCATTTCCGCATTACAAAAACGGCGACTTAGCCTTAGATGATTTTGTCATGTTCAGAACTGATAAGAGGTTCGGAAAGGCAGTGACTCGCAGACCTTTGGCGGAGATTTTGTCTAAAAAGAAAATTGACCCCATCTCAAAAGCGATGAAGACGCGGGTTTCTAAATTTGGCTCGTTGGGAGATTGGCAGAAGATTGACGAGAAGTTTGACGCTTCAATTACCAAACAAATCAATGATGCTTCTTGTGTTTCGGCAATTGGTGAGATGCTGGCTAAACACTACGGATTAAAAACAAACCAACAAGAGATTTTGGATAACATTGGCGATTGGGCAAACTCCGCGTATCTTTCTGATTTTTTGAATACCAAAGAAACGAAAAAAGATGTAGAATGGATAGGTGGATTTTTTGACGATGATGAACAACGCATCATAGGTATCAGTAAGACCACAAAAGTATGGGGCGTGTTTTTAAGAAAAGGCTCGGCAATTGGACACGCTGTTTTGATTGACGGGGTTGACGAGAATGATTTGATAATCATCAAAGACCCGTTTGACAAAACAACATATAAAATGGAAGCAACAGAACTTCTAAAGATTTTGAGTGAGTTTGTTTTAAGACGAAAGAAAAAATGATAAAGCTTCTCAAAATTAAATCGCTTGGTAACAACCGCTTTGATGTTACGTTTTCTGAAAACGGAACAACGCAACAGCGTGTGATTAAATACGGCACACACGAAATTGAATCGGATGATAATCTGACGATGTCATTTATCGTTCCCGATGATAAAACCGATAAAGAATTCTTTGACCTGTTAGGAAGCGAGAAAGCATTTCGTCAGGGATTGCTTGCACGGATTAAAACAGAGATTACGAAACAACCGATAGCCGCTTAGGTTTTGCCTGAGTTAAAAGTTTCTAAAGGAGAGTGAATAATCACTCTCCTTTTTTTATGTCTTGGAAACCTTCAAAATTATCGAAATCGTTGAAACCTTAAAAAGCTATCTGGCTCAAATTAAAGCCGTGTTGTACATCTGCATATCGTATGGCAGACAACGCAAACAACACTGCCGAAGGGCAGGACAGCGGAACTCAGAACGCTACAAACAACACTGAGGATAAGAGCGGAACTCAGAACGCTTCCCAAACTACTGAGGATACGAACACAAACGACAAAACGGAAAAGACTTTTACGCAAGCGGATGTCAATCGTCTGATTAAACGCGAGACTGACAAGTTGGAAAAGCGTTTGAAGTTGGACGAAGACGGACGCCGGGCTGCCGAACTTGATGATTTGAAAACGCAATTGCGCGAGCGCGATGCACGGGATTCGGTCAGAGAGTCAGCAGAAAAATCAGGGGCGAAAAATGCCTCGCTGATTTACAAAGTCGTCAAAGACGATTTGGAGTTTGATAAAGACGGCAAGGTTACGAATCTGAAAGATGTATTGGAACAAGCTAAGAAGGATTTTCCTGATTTGTTTAACGCATCGTCAGATAAAGCTAATGACAAAGTGGTGGACAAAAAAGCACTTAGCTCGGTAGATGCTGGTGAAGGCAATGGAAAACCCCAAACCACATTGACCAAAGAGCAAATTGATAAAATGTCTCCTGCTGAAATCAACAAAAATTGGGACGCGGTTCAGATGTTTTTGACCGCTCAAAAATAGAGGTGACGGGAAATGTCTTTGAATAATTTCATTCCGACGATTTGGAGCGCACGCATCCTTACGGCGTTGGATAAAGCGTTGGTCTATGGGCAGTCAAATGTTGTCAATCGTGACTATGAGGGCGAAATACGTGAGCCTGGCGATTCCGTGAAAATCAATAGCATAGGCGACGTAACCATCAAGACTTACACGAAGAACACGGATATTGACTCGCCGGAAGATTTGAACGACGCATCGCAGATGCTCAACATTGACCAAAGCAAATACTTCAACTTTGCAGTTGACGATATTGACAGAGCGCAGACAAAGCCGAACACGGTTGATGAAGCAATGCGCCGGGCGGCTCATGGTTTGCGCGATAAATCAGACCGATTCATTGCAAGTTTTCATTCGCTCGTGCCGTCAGCAAATCTGCTTGGCGATGACACAACACCGATTGTGCCAACTGCCACGACAGCCTACGAAAAGCTTGTTGACTTAGGCATCCTATTGACCGAAGCGGATGTACCGACTGAGGGCAGATTTTGTATCGTGCCACCTTGGTTTTACGGTCTGCTTTTGAAGGATGACAGGTTCGTCAGGGCAGGCACAGCACAAACAGACGCAGTGCTTCGCAACGGCATGGTTGGTGAAGCGTCGGGATTTGGGATTCTGCAATCGAACAACACGCCGAACACATCAGGCACAAAGTACAAAATCATTGCAGCGCATCCAATGGCTTTTAGTTACGCTGAACAGATTCTAAAGGTCGAAGCCTATCGCAAGGAAAAAGGTTTCAGCGATGGCATGAAGGGCTTGCACGTTTATGGCGGGAAGCTCGTCAGACCTTATGCGTGGGCAGTGCTGACAGCAAGCAAGTCTTAGTTTGATTGCTCCATAATTTTGCGGGCGCGTGATTTGCGCCCCTTGTTTTTAAGAGGGAAAACGAAATGGCGAATCCGGCAAGTTTAACGATTAATGAATTGTCTGCGAATGGTGCAATAGCTCAACCGAGCGTGCTGAGCATTGACACGGATGGAACTGTGAACTGTCCGGCAAAAGGTCAAATGGACAGGCTGATTTTCGAGCTGGTCAATACGGATGATGCGGCAATCACAGTGACGTTTAAGGCTGGCACAAATCCTCCGGCGCATACAGCGCGGGATTTAGCTGTGTCATTGTCAGCATCCGGTGGAGGCACGGATAAGAAGATTGTCGGACCATTTGAGGCGGCACGTTTTGCGAAATCCGATGGCTCTATGGATGTCAATTTTGATGCGGCAACGGGCAGCCCTGCATTAAGCGTTCGCGTTTATCGTCTGCCAAAACAGATTTAAGGGAGGTGACAGATAATGCCAAGATTCAAGCGAAGTGACGGCATCTTCTTTGATTCGGATGTTGACAGCGCAAGCTATGAACGAATGTCTAAAGATGGCTCGTTTGAGTTAATGACTGAAACTATCGAAGAAGCGGGGGTTGTCGCAGATATTACAGCTACCGATGAAAGCAATGCTGGCACATCCGGCGAACAAACCAGCGAACAAACCAGCGAGGGAGCGAGTGATGTCGCCCCTGACAAGGAAACGTCACAAGAGGTTGCGTCTGTGGAAACATCTGAAAAAGCTACGAAGAAAGTTGCTGCAAAGAAGACAACAACAAAAAGAAGAAGTTAACAGATGCCTTTAGCGAGTGCAGCAAATTTACGCGAATGGTTTGACATTGTGTCTGATGTGAAAGATGCAAGGCTGTCGTTCTGCCTTTCAGCGGCAGAACGACAGCTTAAAAGCTGGGTTGGTTCAGACAATTACGAAGACGAAGATTTGGCTGAAACAATGGAGTGGGCAGAGGCACACTTGGCTGTTTATCACTTGCTGTTAAATACGGGAGCGCGAATCCGTCGCAACGGACTTGTAAAGCAAGAACAAGATGCGGGCGGGTCTGTGACGAATAGCGTCATCAACGAATACTACACGAGCGAAGAGTTACAGCGTCTGCGCGAGCAGTATTTCAAAACGGCGGTTGATGAAGTCGAAGAGTATCGAACGGCAGAAGCAACAGGCAATGCGGCATCACTGCCGATTCGCCCCTGGTGGGCTGTCGCAAGTGAGATTTAGGGATAGGGGGATTGAGAGATTGGGTGATTGAGTGATTGGGTGATTACAATCTTTCAATCACCCAATCACCAATCACTCAATCAATTTATGATTTCGATTCAAGTTGAAGTGCCGGATTTGCAGAAGCTTTTGCGAGATGAAGAGCGCGACATAATTCGTGACATTACGTTTGATTTGTCAGACCGAATGAAACTCGCAATGGCTGATAGTGAGCCAAGCGGTAAACTATACAAACGCGGCAAAGATTCTTTTCATATCGCATCAGCACCCGGACAACCGCCAGCCGTTGATTCAAGTAATTTGTTGAATTCAATCATGCCCAATGTGAGTGATTTGCAAGGCGAAATTTCTTTGAACTTTTACGGTCTTTATCTGGAAGAAGGTACAGTCAAGATGCAAGAGCGTCCCTTTATTTTGCCAAGTCTTGATGAAGTTTTAGTGAGTTTATAAACAATGACAACTTCTCCTGAAAATGCGCTCTATCTGGTATTGAAGAACGCTGTTGACAATGCAAACCCCGTCAATCCTTTGTATTTGGCAGACGTTCATCCAACAGTCTATTCAGTCATTGATTCCGTGAAAACAATCCGCATAAGCAACTGTGAGTCTGATTTTGTGCCGCACTATGACGAGAGCATTGAAGAATATGATGCGCGAGTTCCATTGCAGATTTTGGTTAAGGTTAATGACGTAGATTCCCCTGATTCGTATGTTGTGGCGCGTGATTTATTGCGTGCTGTCACAATGAAAGTAGTCGGAATTTTGCTTGACGATGTGACATTGGGAGCGAGGGTTTGTGATTTGAAACTTAACCGTGCATTTCGCGGTTGGGCGAAGATTCAGACAGCCGTTTATGCAGTAACCATTTTACCGATAGTAGTTAATCCGAGGGAATTATGAAACTAAAACTAACAGATGACGACAAAGGAACGCTTGAATACTCGCAAGGCAATTTTGTGGCGAGGTTTTTGCCGGGCGAACACGTTGAAATAGAAAATGAAAAATTTGCGAATTACTGTTTGCAACAAGGCTTTTTGCAACAAGCCAACGAAGAGCAGGCTAAAGAAGAGCCGGCAGAAAAGCCGAAAGGCACGAAGAAAAACTAACGGAGGTCTAGCCAATGTCATTGAACATTAAACAACGATTGTTTGCGCTGTCGCGCATTCCGCAGACGAATTACCAAACTCCAACCGTTGCGGCGGCGGGCCCGCCTAAAAGCCACATAAAGCTTATAGCCACTGATAACAACTTAGCTGATTACAGTGTCGAGACACAAGACAACGCAAACTACGCGACAGGGTCAGACTTTCCGACTGACCAATGGAGTTTAAGCCATGATGTTTCGATGCAAAAAAGTGTTGAGGTCTGCTCGCAGGAAATCGGACGATTGTTGCTCTTGGCTTTCGGTTCTGTGATTACATCACAGCCCGACGCCGGCGGTGCGCCACTCGTTTACAAGCACGTTTTCAAACCTCAGGACGAAAGCGTATCACGTCAATTACCATCTACTTCTTACATTGAACAACTGACATCAGCGCATGATGTGCAGTATCCATCCGCCGTGATGGAGAAATTGTCAATTAAAGGCGATGGCAAAGGACGGTTGACGACTGATTTCAATTTGCGCGGAAGCGGTAAGCGAACTGTCCCAAGTGGCGTGACATGGGCAACGCACGTTGACCAACTTACCAGCGCGCTTAACTACTTTTTTAATTCGCAGATGGCTTTGAATGTAAATGACGGGGCTTCGCTGGATTATCTCTGCCGATATGATTCATTCATGTTTGATGTTGATAACGCGCTGTTGGCAGAAGAAGGTTTCCGTCCCGGCTGCGCATTATTTCAAACATCAGGCGACACAACGACCGGAATGATTCGCGGCGAATGTGAATTCGGTCAACGCAAATACTCAAGCGATTTTGTAGTTCGTCTTGCATCGGGCGGTGCTGAATATGCGGCTCTGCAACAGCAGAAAAATGTCAATGTCACTGTCACCTGTACGGGTGGACTGATTCAAACAACCTATTACCATAAATTGATTTTCAAGATTCCTTTGACGCGATACGAAACGGTTCAACTTGGCGAATCAAACAGCGTGGTCACTTTGCAAATCAAGCCCAAGCCACTGTGGGATGTAGCGGCAGGGAAAATTGTCGAAGTAGAACTTTTTAACAACGTCGCAAGCTATGCGACTTAGTAAATTCAAGAGAGGTAAACGGACCCAATGGACACAGGGAAAATGCTTTTCAACGCCGATGCGGAACAGCGAGTGCCGCTTTCAATAAAAAAAGGCAACAAGCGTTTTGAAGTTGCGCATAAATTTCGCGCTCCAAGCGACGAAGAAATTCTTGAATATGAACGTCGCCGGAATGTCCGCGTTCGTGAGGCGAGACCGGAAGAGTTAGATGAGGATGCGGTACTTTCAAAAGATGACAGTTTCGACGCCGCTGTTTGGCTGTGGAATAAATTGGCAGAATCGCGTGAGGGATATATTGCACGCGAAGATTGGAAGGACTCAACAAACGCAAACGATAAAGTAACGGCAATCACAGAAGGCTTGCTGGCAACCGAAGTCGTGCCGCCCGGAGATGACGTTTTATCGGAAGAACTGTTAAGTGATGAAGAACTTTCAAGCGTTACTTTACGATGTTTGTTTGATGGTAAAGCCGTTGACACCGTGCATCATCTTCGCGCTCCAAACGCGGCTGATATGCGAAGCTATCGCTCATTGATGTCACAAAACTTTATTGTACGGGGCAGTCGTTTTCGCACGGCAGAGACACGCATTCCGCCACGAGCGAAAAAGCTTGCTGAGTTATATGACAGTTTGCTTGAAACATTTGACGGTTATATCGGGCGCGTTCCTGTTCATCACAAAATGGCTGTCGCTCTTGAGTTGTTCGGTCAACAATCGAGGGCTTTGGAAAAAAACTAGCAGGCTGTGTTGCGGGCGTCCAAGAGCGCGTAGCACAGCTATACGGTAGCAAAACAGTAGCTTATTGTCCGGGTGCAAGTTGTGACCGTTGGATGAGTGCGGCAGAGCCAAAGATTGATGCCTGCCGCACTTGTTCTATATGCGACGGACATCCGCCAAAAACGGACAGCGAAACACGAGAGATTGAGAACACGGTCTCGCACATTGAACGACTCGCAAGCGAGCGGGATTCAGGGATGCAAATTGATTTAACGCAGATGTCAGCGTTGGAATGGGAAATGTTAATTGTCTGGGATAATTTTATTGAAGCTGAAAAACGGGCGCAACAGGTCAGGGTTTCGCTTTTGTTTGAGGCTTTATTGAAGCATTGACAGGCAAACCGTGAATTGGTTTGCCATAGATTGCTTGTACAACCGCGCGGATTGATATTGCAATAATGAAACCTATAATTGCTGTAATCACCCAAAACTGTATATCCGCAAGCAATGCTACAAATGCGACTAACAAAATGAATCCGCCAAGCATTACAAGTACAGCGCCAATAAATAGTTTAGTGATTGACATATCACAATCAATATAGCATGGCAAAGCGTGAAGTGACAATCAAGATAGGTGTAGAAGGGCAAGCCGCGAGCAGTGTGGTCAAAGGGCTTAGAAATGCTTTTGACGATTTGAATGAGTCGGCAGTGCGTGCCGGGCAGGGTATGTCCGGCGTCACGGACAGGAATGTATTTACCCAAGCTGATAAAATTGGTTTGAATCTGGTCAAAAGTCTGCAAACTCAAGGATTAAACCAATACCGTGATGTGCTCAGGCAGTTTCAACCCGAACTCAAGCAGTTGTCACAAGCATTACGTCAAGGCTCTTTTGACCAAGCAGATTACAATCGGCGCGTTGGCAATCTCAGTCCTGCAATTCAGAAAGCTTTAGCCGACTTCAAACAACTTGGACAAGGTATTAAAGAAGTAGGCTCAGAGTTTGACTCATCGGAATCCTCTTTTGATTGGTTTAAGAGATTCGCAGGCGGTGAGTTTGCAGGCAATCTGGCAGCAGATTTGTTTAGGTGGATAAAGGCACAAATTGTTGAATTGGTGACGGAGGCTTTAAGCGCATCTGCTCAACTAGAACAAGCTATCACCAATGTCAGTACGATTGCCACACTAAACACTCAGAAAGTCTCGGATTCTCTTTTAGTACTTAGCACACAAATACCGCAAACAGCCGCGCAGATGGCTGACGGGTTGTATGAAATTTATTCGTCACTTGATGTTACAGAAACGCAAGCGTTGAAGCTTGTCGAAACATTCAGCAAAGGTGCAGTTGCGGCGCAGACAGACGCGCAAACTTTTGGTTCGGCAATCAGTGGCGTCCTGAATGCGTATAAAAAAGATGTTTCTGAAGCCGGGCATATAAGCGATGTGTTCTTTAATACAGTCAAGCTTGGTGTGGTCAATGGCAGAGAGTTAGCGGCAAATCTGGGTGGAGTGACGCAATCTGCAAAGCTGGCAGGTGTGTCATTTGATGAGTTGGGCGGCTTGATTGCGGGTGTCACAAAAGAAGGGGGTCCGGCGGCGGAAAATATCAACAACCTTCAAAACTTTTTGCGGAAGCTTCCAACTAAAGAAGCGAAAGAAGGTTTGCACGATATAGGCGTTGAATTGGTTGACTTGAACACAGGCAAATTCCGTCCGGTGCTTGATGTGTTGACCGAGTTGAAAACCAAACTTGCATCAATGACGGACGAACAGTATGCAGGAACTCTTCAAAAAATCTTTCCTGATTTGCAGGCACAAGCCGGTATTCAAACCTTGTTATCACAACTTGATTTCGTAAAGGGTGCTGTTCGGGAAAATGCTGCCGCCGTTGGTGTGGCAGAAGAAGCTTATAGAAAGATGAGTAACACGGCGGCGGCTCAGTTTGAGTTATTGAAAAATAGCGTGGGCGTGTTCTTGATTTCGTGGGGGGATATAGTCACAAAGAGTGAATTGGCTGGCGCGGCAATACGGGGAATGTCGCAAGCCTTATTGTTCATGGCGCAAAACAAAACCGTGATAGTTGCATTTACGGTTGCGGTCGTTGGACTCGCGGCGGCTTTCAACGCCACAAGTGTTGCGGCTGGCATTACTTCGGCTCGTATAGCTCTTGTCGCGTATATGGCGACGGCGCAATCTGTTATTCCTGTCATAGTGAATGTGGGGCGTGCAATGATTGGGTTAAGCACAACATTTGCGACTGCGGGCGCGACGGCTGTGGCTGTGACAGGTGGTTGGTTTGCGTTGATTGCCATAATCGGGACTCTTGTCTATCTGCTTGTTCAATACGCAACTGCTGTAAAAGAGGTCGCGCTTGCAGATGGTGAGCGAACAGCCGCTTTGAGACACTCAATAACCGCAACGCAAGATGATGTGAAGTGGCTGAAAGAGCAAAAAGATTCTTTAGACAAATCCTCCGAAGCAAAAGAAAGATACAACAACATTATCAACGCCCTAAGTACAGGCGAAAGAGCAAATCTGCGATTGCTGGGAGATGAAAAATCACAACGTGAATTTGTGATTTCAACACTCGAAAAACAAATCGCAAAAAACGACGAGTTGATTGGAGTCCAGCTTAGGCTCGCCGCAAATGCTGCGCAAAGCAAATTAACAGAGGCATCTCAAGCAGATGCGGAGTTAGCTAGACTCGCAAAGAAGCGCAGAGAATATCAGACTTTAATTGAACAAGGTTATGATATTCAGACTGTTTTCATCGCTGAAGCTGTCTCAACGCTTGACCTGAAAGAAGAGTTAAAAAGCTTGGATTTCCAATATGAATCATTAAGCAAATCATCTGAAGAAGCGCGAAAAGTCGCGGGTGAGATGGAAGCGATATTGGTCGCACAAGCTTTAGCAACAGGCAAGAGCGGCGCAGAACTTATCGCGCATTACAAAATCTCTCAGAGGAGCGCACAGGAACAAGCAAATCTCGCGCGACAAGTTGATGAATCGGTTAAGAAAATCCGTGAACAGGAAAAAGCCGCGCTTGCCGCCGGTACGGCAATAAAAAACTATGCGAATGAAGTAGTTAATATAAAGCTGCCGGATGCGGATGTACTTCTCACTTACGAAGGCATTGTATCTTTTGCAAAACAGCTTGACGAGCAACTTAAAAAAGGTTTAGACAGTGGGCACGATTATTGGGAAATGCTACGCCAACTATCCCCTGCCTTTAACCAATTAAATCGGGCGATTAACGCTGGTTCATTTGATAAAACTGACCTCCAGCGTCGTTTCGCTCTTCTCCCTGAATCAATTAAAAAAGCTTTGTCAGAAGTTGCGAAAATGGGTAAGAGCGTTGAGCAAACCCAAAATGAACAAAAGAAAACTTTTGACGATGGCAAACGTGCTGTTGATTCATATAAATCGTCTGTTGAGGATTTAGATAGAGAGCTTAAATTCTTTGGCAACAACTCAAGAAAAGCTGCTGTCGAACAAGAGTATCAAAAACTATCAACACAACAGCTTACACAGGCACAGCGCGAACAACTCAAAGCACTTTATGAACAAAAGATTGCTTTAGCTGATGACATCGACAAAAAAGAAGCATCTGCTGAAGCAACGCAAAACATCAAGCGAAAAATTGAAGAGTTAAAAAATCAAACTTACGAGTTAGAACGCGCACAAACCATCAGCAATAAAGCCACTATTGCATACGAAATCTTTTTGAGACAAACCGGCGGGGCAATAAAATATACAAAGGATGAGTTGGATAAACTCAGAAAGGCTTTTGAGGACTTCTTTGTGGCGCAGGATGATTCGCAACGACAAGAAAAAATTAAAAGTTCAGCAAAGGCTTTGTCGGACTCAATTACACAAGAAGGGCGTCAAATCGAACGTCTGCAAAACGATTGGAAACAATTTGGGGGCAAAGACAAAACGCCTTTGGATATGTTCTTAGAGCGAATAGAGGATATGCCTGACCTCAAATTGCAAGTCGGACAATTGAATGAACTCAGCGCCGTAATCAAAGGTATGGAGTCTGCTGAACCTATAAAACTTGCAGAACTATTTCTGGGCATTCTAAAGCTAAACAACTTAGATATTCCTATTGAAAAACTCGGTGAAATATCTGCGTTGTTTGCTCAAATAGCAATCAAAGCAAAAGGCTGGTCAGCACAATCGAAGGAAAATCAAGTTGCTGCAACCTATTCGGATTTACTTTCAGACCTCAACGGCAAACTTTATCAATATAACGAACTCACAGAGCGCGAAATAGTATTGAAACGTTTAGAAAAAGCCGGCATTACGGATATAAACGATGCACGCGCCCAAGAAGCCTTGCGGCTTGCCGATGTGATAGACCAAATGAAAGAGGCAGAGAAAGCGCGTCAGGCTTGGCAGGCAATGAAGGATGAAGTTCAAAACTTCTTTGAGGGAGCAATCAACGCGACAGTTGAAAACGGGTGGAAAGGATTGATGAATTTTCTCGTTGATGAATTCAAACGCGCTTTGATTCGGATGGCGGCGGAATGGGCGGCTTCAAAGTTCATGGAACTGCTTACGGGCAAATCAAGTAGTAATCAAAACTCAAGCGGTGGCATTTTAGGGAGTTTGTTGAGTTCAATTTTTGGCATATTTAGCAAGGGCAAATCAGATAATGCCGGCGCAGAAAGAGCAGGAAATTTTTCGGCGAATACGGCGAAGAATTTCTCTCATGCTGTGTCATCCGTTACAAGCAATGCTTCACAATCAAATCTAATAAAAGAAGCAGTGAAAAGTGCGGGAGTCGGAGGTATTGAAATTCCCAAATCTGTGAGTGAAGGTTTGGTAAATTTGCCGCGCAGCCGCACGGGACAGATGACGCCGCAACAAGCGGTGTCGTTTGTTGGCGGCAAAGGCAGTTTGTCTGGCGTTGGCAATTTTCTCGGCACACTTGCCCCAACACTTGGGTTGACGTTTGGAACAATGTTGGGCGGTCAATCTGTGGGTGGTCAGATTCTGGGCGGCGCGGGCGGCTTGGTGTTAGGCGGTACGCTGGCGGCTTTGCTTGCGCCGGGAGCTTTGACAGGTTTGGGCTTGCCTGCGGGGTTGGTTTCCGGCATTGCCGCCGCCGCTCCGTTTTTGCTTCCGATTGCGGCTGTGGCGTTGATTGGGGCGTATTTCTTAGGCAGAAATAAAAAACGCAGACAAGAAGAAGGGATTCGTAATCAGGCGATGTTGGATGCGTTTAGCCAGCTAGACCAACTGATTGACAGTGTGCGTCGTAACAAAACTGATGGAGCTTCTGCACTCTCACAAGCGCAACAGATTCGCTCTTCTTATTTGCAACAGATGTCGCAATTGAAAGACAGCAAAACGCGACGAATTGCTTTGGCGGATGTCAGCAGAATAGACGGGAAAATTAGTACATTAAAAGCGGTGGCAGATGCACAAGCGGCAAGGCAAGCGAGAGCAGATTTGTTTGCGCCTACTTTTGCCGATGGTGGCAAGGTAAACAGACAGAAGAATCTTCAAAGATTGCGTGAGCGGGCAGAGATTTTTGCCGGCGACGACAACGCACGTTGGGCGCGAAAAGTGTTGGGCTGGGATGGCGCGAGAATGATGCCTTTCAATGGTCGTGTGCCGGGTGTTTATGACCGTAAGGATGATTTCTGGGCGAGGCTGACAGGCAACGAGGTCGTGTTGACTCCTGATCATTGGCGACCGCTTCAGCCGTACTTGAAACAGAGAAAAGTGCCGGGCTTTGCAGAAGGCGGATTCACAGGCGACAAACCGCTTTCTTTGGGCAATTCAAATCAGTCTCAAAGCAATTCACAACCGATTGTTAATGTTGAGATTTATATGCAGAACACAATCGGAGTTGATGAAAAAACATCGGCGGAAATTGTCAAAGTTGGTGCTAAGACCGAAGACGGCAAAGAAGCTATTGTTGGCTCGGTTATCACGCACGTTGAAGAGCGCGGCATGGGCAACGGATTAACACGCACGCAAGACGACATAAGACGCAGAGGTTATTGATGGCGCGGACAATGACAACAGAGATTGAATCAGCGAAGAATGGAGTGCGGGATGTGTCGCATTGGCTGATTGATTTGTTTCTGCCAGCAAGCGGGGCTTATTCGGCAGAGTCATTCTATTTTGCACAATCAGCCATTACAACGAATGGACATAATTATCTGCCCCGTTTGAAAGAAAAGCCTCAAATTTCTCAACCGCTCGGACAAGCTCCCGATGGCGGTTCAATCAAAATTGACAACACAGACGGCGTGTTAGGACAGACCATTCTTGCGCGTGGGCGTTCGATTGAAAAAGGCACGGTTGCGGTTTGGAAGGCTTTCAAAATCGGACTGAGCTATCAGTTAGACAAGCATTTTGATTGCGAAATCAGAGACGCAAACATTAGCCGTTCTGACAACAGTGTGACTCTGAAAATTGTAAGTGATTTGTTCAAGCGCAATGCAATCATCGGCGGCTTTCCATTGACGCAAAGATGTATAGCCACATTTAACGCAAACGGGATTCTGTCGCCCGATGACAGTTTTTGCGGTTGGCAATCAAATCAAGGCGGCGATGCTGTGGCGTGTTTGAAAACAGAGGATGCCTGTGATGAGCATTTTAACCTTTGGAGAATTGAAGGGGTGCCGGGATTTGCTCTTGTCCAAATCACTCGCTCCGATACAAGCGGAAGCGGATGGGATACGGGCGGTGGCACAGGCGGAAGTGGTGGACGTGATGATTATCCAATGGATTTGAGATGACGATGGGTTTCGTTTTAAGACAAGCAAAAGATGAGGCAAATCCAACAGCCGCAGATGCTTGGGGCAAACAAGCGACGGCGGCACGCTTGGTCTATTTTGAAACGCAGAATGTGGGCGGCGTTGACCGCACTGCGTTCATTGCTTTCTTGTGTCGTGGCGGAAAGTATGGTTGTGACGGCTTGGATAGATTTGAGTATGACGGGCAAGTGATTGATGAGTTTATTTCAAGCGTCCGCCAATGGCGTTTGCATCCAGGCACAATCACAAAGCAAATCGTTCTAAAAACTTTCACGGCAGACTCTTCGACAGACACTTTTACGGCAAACGGACATGGCTACAACAACAATGACGAAGTGCGAGTGCGTTCGCGTGGCGGGCTTGTTTCGGCAGGGTTGACAGCCGAAACAGTCAAGTATTTCGTCGTAAACAAAACTACAAACACTTTTCAGCTATCAGCAACGAGCGGTGGCAGTGCAATCAACATTACCAATGCGGGAACAGGGACTCTGCAAGTTTGGAAAGCCGACGCGGGATATGACGACCCGAATCAAGGCAGACCTGAATTTTTCCCGACATCAAAATACACTTTCAGCGGAATGTGTTATGTCGAAGGATTGTTGCCTGATACATTGTCAGATGGCAGTGAGCCTACGAAGTTTGCGTTCTTCATGCGCGGGCGCAAAGTGGCGGACTATAATTCATCAGGCGTTTATCTAAGCAATTCTTTCTCAGCCAATAATGCGCGTGTTGCGGCAGACATTCTTCTCAATGAAGCAAAATTACCTTCTTCCAGAATTCATTGGCAGAGTTGGCACAATTTCAAAGTTGCTTGTGACATACTGATATGGTTTCGTTATGGAGCGCAGGCAGGGGCGACAGGCGTTGGACTCACGGGTAGATACTATAACGGCACGAATTTTGAAACCTTTGTTTTGAATCGTGTTGACGCAACAGTTGATTTCAATTGGGGAACAGGCTCGCCGGGAACAGGTGTCAATTCGGATAGCGTTTCAGTGCGTTGGGAAGGACAGGTAAAACCTCAGTACAGTGAGCTTTATACATTCCAGACACGCACAGACGACGGGGTTCGTTTATGGGTCAATAATCAGTTAATCATTGATGATTGGACAGGCGGCGCAGTCCGCACGAATACAGGGCAAATCACACTAACAGCAGGGCAACTTTACAACATCAAGCTTGAGTATTTTGAGGTGGCGGGTCCGGCTGAAGTACATCTTGAATGGTCTTCGCCGTCGCGCTCTTTGGAAATTATTCCTACAAGCCGTCTGTTTCCATCAGACAGTCAAGTTAAACGATACGAAGCGCACTTTGCGACCGCAAATGCTATGACCGCTTTCCAAGCCTTTGAGGAAGTGATGTATCGCGCTCCGGGTTGGCATTGGCAAGATGTAAACGGGAAAATTACGTTCTTGCCACCTGACAGGGCATCTGTACATCATTTTGTCTATGACCCACATAAAGACAACGTGCGGTTCAATATAGTTGCCGGGACATTTGAAGCCACGCCGCGAGCGATGGAAGAGCGTCCGAATTGGCGACTATATTTTTATCGTGACATTGACGATGAATTTTATGCTCGCAAACCTGTCGAAGCAGACCGCTCGGCATTACGTGAAGAGCAAGGCGGACAGCCGAGTAATTTACAGCCAATTGATTTAGGAGTAATGAGCAGGTCGTTAGCACAAAGGATTGCAGATACTGACATGAAGTTGTTTTCAGACCCTGAGCGTGTGTTCAGCTTTCGCGCGATGATGGATTCGTATCATGTAAGTAAAGCTGACAGAGTTTATTTATCGCATTGGTCAGCAGGAGATACTTACGAGGCATTTGTTGATTGCCTTGCAAGCAATGCCGCAAGCGGGGCAGGAGCGGCAGATGAACAAGGCTTTACTTTATTGCCTGTGACATTTCCGTTTTATACCGATGAGCCTGTGAGTTAATTGAGTTATGCCGCCAACGATTACAGCAACTAAAAGTAACCACAAATACGGAACAACGCCGTTACCATCTTACAGCGTGTCTGGCATCACGAACATTGCCCTTTGGGATAGTGTGGGCTTGCAAGGCTGGGCTGGGTTGTTTTCAGCACGCGAGGGGCTATCAGTTGATTTCTCAGCATTCAATCAAACGCATGATGTTCTTCTTAGTTCTGCTGATGCAATCATCCGTGTTTTTGATGTAGTCAAACCAACATGGACAAGCATTTCTGCGGGCGTCACTATACTAGGCAACAACGACCTTGAATATACGGGAGCAACTGCGAGTGAGAAGGGAGCAGTCGGGAGTCAATCTTGTACAAGCGGAGATTGTTTTATTGAAGTTGTGGCGTCACAAGCGGGCAACTTTTATGCACGCGGAATAGGGTTATCAGGTGGCACACACTCATATTATTGGGCAAACTCAAATGCTGACTTTATGCTCGTTTTAGCGCAAGCGAGCGGGGGTTCAATTTGGGTCAACGGCTCGCCAGTGTTAGGGGCTTGGGCTGGCGGAGGATTCACCTACAAAGATGGAGACATCTTTCGCCTGTCTATTGAAAACGGCAAAGTCCGATGCAGAAAGAACGGTGTTTTGTTTTATGAAATTGTTAGTCCGACTCTGAACTATCCGCTTTATCCGATAGCTGGCTTTTATGAGCAAAACGGAAAACTTGAAGGCATACGTTTTTGGTCTGGTGGTACTGCGTTTGACATGGAAGTTTTGAAGACAACGGCAATCATGCCGATTCATTTCGATAGGCAAACCGAACATAGCGAGAGCGAGGAAGTCGAAATTTCGGAAGCCGAAGGAATGCGCCCCAAAGACCGTGTGGTTCGTTATTTGAGCGAGACGTTGCAGAAATGGGGCTTGGTCTTTCAAGCACGGCGATTATCTGCTTTTGATACCGTCAAAGCTTTGCGGCGTTTTCATAAATTCGACATTCCGTTTTATCTGAATGACAAAGAACGAAATGTCGAAACGCTTGTCTGTTTTGACAGCGAACTTTCAGACAGAACACTTGCGCCGAATCTTTTCGATATGTCTGTGCGTGTGAAGCAATACGAAGAAGATGGGACGTTGGACACAGGCGTAGCACCGTCGCTTTCAAGTAAGTTGTTGGCTGAAAACGATGATTATCTGCAAACAGAATCGGGTGATTATTTGATTTTGGAGTAAACGAAAATGGCTGATACAAAAATTTCCGCACTAACGGAAACTACTAATCCTAACGGTTCAGTGATGATTCCGGTCGTTGAAGGTGGCGTAACAAAAAAGGCAAGTAAAACAAATATCTTGAAGCTTGGCTCTGAAACGCAAGCTTGGGATAGTTTTCTTGACCAAATCGCCGCTCTGACAGACCCGAACGCAGATAAGATTCTCTATTGGAACAACACGACAAATCAGTTTGAATGGCTGACGATTGGCTCTGGCTTATCAATCTCAGGCGGCTCAATCACAGCGTCCGGTGGTGGTGGTGGTGCGCCAACAACAGCGCAATACTTAACTCTTGCTACGGATGCGACCTTAACGGCTGAAAGAGTTCTCGCTTTCAACGGTTCACGCTTTTCTGTCACCGATGGCGGCGCAGGTGGTAACTATGATGTTGACATCGCAAACGATGGCATCACTTACGCGAAGATTCAAAACGTCTCAGCCACAGACAAATTGCTGGGACGTAGCACGGCGGGCGCGGGTGACATTGAGGAAATCACTTGTACAGCCGCAGGGCGGGCTTTGATTGATGATGCTGATGCGGCGGCTCAAAGAACAACTTTAGGACTTGGCGCACTTGCTGTTAAATCATCCATCGCAACGGGCGATATTGATGGCGATGCGGTCACTTTTGCGAAACTCCAAAATATAGCTACGGCTCGTTTGTTGGGGCGTAGTACGGCAAGTTCCGGCGATGTCGAAGAGATTTCAATAGGCTCTGGCTTGTCTTTGTCGGGCGGGGTGTTGAGTGCGACAGGTGGCGGTGGTGGCGGTTCGCCGGGCGGCTCTGGCTCGCAACTCCAATATAGAGTTGACGGTTCAACCTTTGGAGGCATTTCAGGTTCTAGCGTCTCTGGAAGCGATGTTGTGTTTGGAGGCACTCTCACAATCGGCAATGACAAAGGTTTGTTTCTGGGCGATGCTCGTTTTGGTTACTATCAATCAGGCTCAAGTAACTTCATTCTCGGAACAGGCGGAGCTAACTATGATTTCACGTTTTCTAGTTTATCAATTGGAATGACATTGTTCATTGCGGCGGCAACGGGTTATGTGACGTTCGTGGGTGGCGCAAGATTTGTTGGTTACACGGCTTCAACAGTCGCTCCAACAACAACACAGTTACCGGCAAACAAGGATTGGGGCATTCACAAAGATACAAGCGGGGGTAGCGTATATCTGGCTTATAACGATTCTGGCACGATTAAAAAGGTGACATTGACTTAGATGCAGATAGAAACATTACAGGCAAAAAAACATGCGTTGACTTACGAATTTGAGTCAGCAAAAAATAAGCTAATAACTCTTGAACGTGAAGCAAAGGAAACGGCGTTGCTCATTGAGAGACTGCGTGGCGCGTATGCGTTACTTGAAGAGTTAGAACAAGAGTTTAGTACTGCACAGGAGGTAAAAGATGATGGCGAGAGAAGCACGTAATTATCCGCTTCTGCAAAAAGAAGCAATCGGACAAGATAAAGGGTTGCACCCAAAGGCGGTTCACTTGATTAGCGAAATCCATATAAAGCTTGACACCAAACGTATCTATGTTGTGACTCGAAGCTTCCACGACAAAACAACATTCGAGGAAGGCGGTACGGAAATTCAGCGATTTGAAAAAATCGTACCTATTGCCGAAACTGACGACGAGTTTGATGCGTTCGTAACCAACAATCAAGAACTCGCGTTACAATTACAACAAGTGGCTATTGCTGAGGTAAAGCAACGACACGAATACTTTGCAGATGCCCCGATTCTGACCTAAAAAGCCCAAAAGTTTTTTGACTGTGTCAAAATGAAATTCCGGGCATTATCGTGTTCCGACGTGTTCAATTATCGTGTTTGCGCTCATTGTCTCCGCACACGCGGAGGTGAACCGTGCTTCTTTACGTTTACGCCAAACTTGATGGAATTGTCTCCGCACACGCGGAGGTGAACCGACCGTCAACGGCTTGAAGGCGAACTTTCACTGATTGTCTCCGCACACGCGGAGGTGAACCGACAGTGACGCGAATACGATTGAATTTTATAACATTGTCTCCGCACACGCGGAGGTGAACCGCGGGGACATCGCCACGGGCGTCAACAATAATTATTGTCTCCGCACACGCGGAGGTGAACCGTCCGTACCGCCGATCTTGTCTTGACCCCAT